AAAAGCAGTAATTGAGCCGGGGCTGGTAGTACCGCAGGGATACCAGAATCAATTGCAGTTTCTGCTGCCGATCTGTTTAACAGATATGGAAAAACCGAACCTTGCCATGACCTTGGCAGAACGAAACGGATATTATCTGGGCAGCACTTGTCTGACACTGGAAATGGCATATCTGAATGCGAGAATGATTGCAAGACCCATCGCTCCATGGCTGACCAGTTTGGTAAAAAAGTGAGAACATCCGATGAGGTGCAGAATTTTTTCTGTACCTTGTCGGTGTTTTTATGCCTGTACAAATTGAAAATGTTTTGTGAACTCTTTTCAAACACGACAAAAGGTGTCGTGTTTGAGCAGTAGAATACAGTCGAACAATTAAGAAAGGGGGGAGAATATGAGTGCATCTGAACGCCGTGCTGAAATTATGCGGATTTTGGTTGGAAGACGAAAATGCTATCTGTCTGATTTAGCACAGGAACTTGGTGTTTCAAAAAGAACCATTCAGAGAGACGTTCAGACACTTGTATTGCAATACCCTCTTGAAAGTATTCATGGAAACGGCGGCGGAATTCGTCTTGCAGATTGGTATCATCCACATCGAAATATTCTGTCACAAGAGCAAATTCGAACGCTGCGGGAATTAAGTTCTTATGCGGATGAACAGCAAAAGAAGGTTGTACAACAGATCATTTCTGCCTATGGAACGAATACATATTGTTCAGTTTGGAAAACGAAGGAGTGAAACCAAATGAAAACCCTCATAGATGTCCTTGCAGCACTTAGCGATTTCGTAAAGATCGCATCAGAGTGGGCAGAAAGTGCTTCCAAAGCAGAAGTGGAGACGTTTACGCAGATTTGTCCGCAAAAAGAAGAAACGGTCAAAAAAGCAGTGGAAAAGGCAATTACGTTGGAAGAAGTCCGCAGTGTTCTGGCAAATCTGTCCCGCAGCGGACAAAAGGAAACGGTGCTGAAACTGCTGCAAAAGTATGGTGGTAGCCGATTGTCTGAAGTTCCACCGGAACGATACGCTGCACTGTTCGCAGATGCACAGGAGGCAGCCCATGCCGAATAAACATGCCGTGCTCTCTGCTTCCTCCAGTTCCCGCTGGCTGGCGTGTCCGCCCTCCGCACAGCTCTGTGCTGCTCTGCCGGATACCGTGACGGACTACGCCCGGGAAGGCACGTGTGCTCACGAGTTGGCAGAGTATAAGGTGCAAAAACTGCTCGGGAATCCGGCTTCCAATCCAGTGGAGAACTTGGATTTTTACGACACCGAAATGGAAGACTGCACGGACAGCTATGCCCAGTACATCGCCGAACTGCTGGCAAATCTGCAAGAACCAATGGTCTTAGTGGAACAGCGTCTGGATTTCAGCCGCTACGTTCCGGATGGCTTCGGCACGGGAGATTGTGTGATTGTTGCAGACTCGGTTCTAACTGTCATCGACTTCAAGTATGGCAAGGGCGTGGCGGTATCTGCTGACCACAACTCGCAGATGATGCTTTATGCTCTGGGGGCGTTGGAACTGTTCGATGCCCTCTATGACATTGCAGAAATCCGGATGGTAATTTTTCAGCCAAGAATCCAGAACCTCAGCGAATGCATCATGCCATTGTCGGAGCTGCTGCACTGGGCGGAAACTGAACTGAAACCCAAAGCCGAACTTGCCGCCAAAGGCGAGGGCGAATTCTCCGCCGGAGAACACTGCCGCTTCTGCAAGCGAAAAGCCACCTGCCGGAAACGGGCGGAATACAATCTGCAGCTTGCAAGATATGATTTCGCAATGCCGGACAAGCTGACCGATACCGAAATCGAAGCAATTCTGGAAACTGCCGACCAACTGGCTGCATGGGCTTCCGATGTCAAGGAATACGCTTTGCAGCAGTCCTTACAGGGAAAGGCGTGGAAGAATTGGAAGCTGGTTGAAGGCAGAGCCAGACGAGCATATTGCAGTGAAACTGCAGCAGCGGAGGCAGTACAAGCTGCTGGATTCGACCCATACGAACATAAGGTACTGGGCATTACCGCAATGACCAGAATGCTGGGCAAGAAAAAATTTGAAGAATTGTTGGGAGATTTGCTTGTGAAACCACAGGGAAAGCCAACACTTGTTCCGCTATCAGACAAACGACCTGTGTGGAATACTGCACAGGTAGATTTCAAAGAATAAAGGAGTTTTTATCATGGCAAAGTATATCAATCCTGCAAAAGTAGTAACCGGTGTATGCAGATTTAGCTACGCCAACCTCTGGGAAGCAAAGGCGATGGACGAGAACAGCAAGCCGAAGTACAGCGTTTCCCTCATCATTCCGAAGTCGGACACGAAAACCATCGAAAAGATTCGTGCCGCCATTCAGGCTGCCTACGAGGAGGGTCAGGGCAAGTTGAAGGGCAACAGCAAGTCCGTTCCGGCACTGACATCGATCAAGACTCCGCTTCGGGATGGGGATTTGGAGCGACCAGACGATGAAGCGTATGCCAACAGCTATTTCGTCAATGCCAATTCCATCACTGCCCCTGGCATCGTGGATGCAGCCTGCCAGCAGATTTTAGACCACAGCGAGATTTACAGCGGTGTCTATGGCAGAGCCAGCATCACCTTCTATGCGTTCAACACCAAGACATCCCGTGGTATTGCCTGCGGACTGCAGAACATCCAGAAGATTCGAGATGGCGAACCGTTGGGCGGTCACAGCCGTGCAGAGGACGACTTTGCAACTGTAGAAGACGAGGATTTTCTGAACTAAGATAGCTGGGCGGACAGCTAGGCGTCATGCTTGGGTGGGTAATTGAGATAAACATGATTACAATTGATATCGAAACAAGATCCGATAAGGACATATCAAAATGCGGCGTTTATGCTTACACAGACACCCCATATTTTGATATTTTGCTGTTTGCCTATTCCATAGACGGACAGCCTGTTCGGGTGGTTGATACGGCAAACGGTGAAGAAATTCCCGAAAATGTTCTCGCTGCTCTTGCAGACGAAAATGTAGTTAAAAGAGCATTTAATTGCAACTTTGAACGAGTATGTTTATCAAAATATCTTCGTGAAAATTATCCTCAATATTTTCAGAGTTACAGCATTGACGAAGATACTGTCGGAGATTTCTTAAATCCCGAAAGCTGGCATTGTTCTATGATTCATGCAAGAACGCTCGGACTGCCGTCATCACTTGCAGAAGTCGGAAAGGTTTTGGGCATTGAACAGCAGAAAATGACAGATGGCAAGGCTCTCGTCAAATTCTTTTGTGTGCCATACGACACAATTGACGGTGTACCGCAGTTCCATTCCCCCACTGATTATCCCGATAAATGGGAGATTTTCAAAGCGTACAACAAGCGTGATGTAGAAGCTGAACTTGAAATTGACAGAAAGCTGTCCCGTTTTCCTGTTCCCGATTTTATCTGGCAGGAATTTTATCTTGACCAGGAAATCAATGACAGAGGTATTCTCGTAGATATGCAGCTTGCAGATAAGGCAATTAACCTTGATGCAAAGGCAAAAGAAGAACTGACAGCTGAAGTGCAAAAGCTGACAGGCGTAGAAAATCCGAACTCTGTGTATCAGTTGCTGGATTGGCTTGAAACACAGGGTTACAAGTCGGATTCACTCAGAAAAACACAGGTGCTGGAACTCATTAAAACTGCAAAAGAACCTGTAAAATCCGTGCTTCAGATGCGTTTGCAGTTGTCTAAATCTTCAGTGAAAAAGTATACTGCTATGAAAAATACAGCTTGCAGCGATAATCGTGCAAGAGGGATGTTCAGCTTTTATGGGGCATCAAGAACGGGGCGTTGGGCTGGTAGAAATGTGCAATTGCAAAATCTTCCGCAGAATCACTTGCCTGATTTGACAGAGGCAAGAGAACTTGTAAAGTACAGTTCTTTTGAAGATATTCAGATGCTGTATGATGATGTTCCTGATACACTATCACAGCTTATCCGCACCGCATTTATTCCAAGGCAAGGTATGAAATTTATCGTTGCCGATTTCTCTGCCATTGAAGCAAGAGTGATTGCGTGGCTTGCCGGAGAAACGTGGCGAATGCAGGCGTTTGCGGAGGGCAAAGACATCTACTGTGCATCAGCATCAAAGATGTTCGGTGTGCCAGTTGTAAAGCATGGTGAAAACGGTCATTTAAGGCAGAAAGGAAAGATATCCGAATTGGCTTGTGGTTTCGGCGGATCGGTTGGAGCCATGAAAGCGATGGGAGCAGATTCTCTTGGCTTATCCGATACGGAACTGAAACAGATCGTAACCGACTGGCGTGAGGCTTCACCGCATATTACAGAACTCTGGTGGGCGGTAGATAGAGCTGTAAAAAAGGCAGTCAAAGAAAAAACAGCAACGAAAACACACGGACTGCTATTTTCCTATGAGGCAGGGTTTCTGTTCATAAGGCTGCCAAGCGGAAGACGTCTTGCTTATGCTAAACCCTACATCGGTAAGAATAAATTCGGCGGTGAATCTGTTACATATATGGGCATTAATGCTCAGAAAAAATGGGACAGACTTGAAAGTTATGGGCCGAAATTTGTAGAGAACTGCGTCCAAGGAATTGCAAGAGATCTGCTGATGTATTCCATGCAGGCACTATCACAATACTTCATTGTCGGTCATATTCACGATGAAATGATCATCGAATGCCCGAAAGATACAAAGCTGGATGAGATCTGTCAGCAGATGGCGAGAACACCAGACTGGGCAAAGGGACTGCTGCTTCGGGCAGACGGATATGAATGCAGCTTTTACAAGAAAGATTAGGAGGATTCCATATGTTTTACATCAAAGAAAATTTGAATGGCACCACCAGTATCTCTGTGGAGATCAACAACGAAAACGTATACTGCCGCTGCCCGCAGTGCGGTGCAGAAGTACCAGTGGATCTGAGTGTTTTCTGGACAGCAGAAAACTTTGACATTTTCAGCAGTGCCGTTTACTGTGATGCCTGCACAAAGAAGCGACTGAAAGGAGTATTGCATGAATCTGTATAACGCTGAGGGATACATCGATCTCACTGCTTATGAGGCACTGAGCCGTATTGAACGAGAGGAACGCAAGGCGAAAAAGGCTGCCGCTTATCGACCGCTGGTATACATTTGTTCTCCCTATTCCCACGGCTGCATCAATGACAATATCGAAAACGCCAGACGGTACAGCCGCTTTGCGGTAGATACGCACTATGTCCCTATCGCTCCCCATTTGCTGTTTCCGCAGTTCATGGATGACGGTTTAGGCGAAGATCGTCAGACAGCGATGTTCATGAATTTGGTACTGCTGTCAAAGTGTGCCCAGCTGTGGGTGTTTGGTTCTGTGCGGTCGGAGGGGATGCAGCAGGAAATCAAATGGGCGAAGCGGCGGCATATGACCATTCGGCATTTTACAGAAGAACTGGAGGAAATAGAATGAAATTTACGCTCTATACAGCAAACTGTACCGGCAATGAAAAGAATATCCTTTATCCAAACCAAAAGGTCATTACTTCAGAAGCGGACTTGAAAAAAGCCGTTGTCTACGATCATGTCTGTGCTCAGTATGAGAATTTTGCCCGCAGTGACGCTAATTTCCTGCTGTCTGATGTAGTACCCATGGATTGTGACAACGACCATTCAGATGACCCGAAAGACTGGATCACACAGGAAAAACTGGCAAGTTTCCTCAGTGATGTTGCATTTGCAGTAACCTACAGCCGTCATCATATGCTGGCGAAAGGGAATAAATCCGCAAGACCACGTTTTCATGTATTTTTTCCGACAGCACCCTGCAACGATGCAAATTCTCATAAGGCGATAAAGCAGAAAATCCATAAGGAACTGCCGTTCTTCGACGGCAATGCACTGGATGCCTCACGTTTTCTTTTTGGCTGTCCGAGTGATGTTGTATGGCATGAAGGCAGTCTTTCCATTGAGGATTGGCTTACACTGATGAAGTCAAATCGTAACATTCCGCAGGGACAGCGAAACAGCACAATGTCTCGCATGGCTGGAAAACTGGTCAAGCGTTTTGGTGTGACTGAGGAAAGTTATCAGAAGTTCCTGGAAAAGGCAGCAGAATGCGAACCGCCGCTTTCGGATGAAGAACTGGAAACCATCTGGCACAGTGCCTGCAAATTCGGCAAAAAAGTAACCTCGCAGGAAGGATATATTTCTCCCGAAGCATACGGCAAACAGTCCCTGATTCCCGATGATTTTTCGGATGTTGGAGAGGCTCGCACATTTGTAGAAGGCTTTTCAGATGAGGTGGCGTTTACTATTGCGACCGATTATCTTCGCTACAACGGAACCTATTGGGAGGAGTCAGAGCACGCTGTCACCCTTGCTATGATCGAACATACAGACATACAGCTGGCAGAAGCCGAAAAGCAGGTGGAAGCATCCCTTCTGAAACTAGAAAGCCTTGGTGTTGCAAGAGATGCAGCAATCAATGGCGGCAAAAAGTTTCGGGATAGTCTGGACGAGGAACAGACCGCCGCGTACAAAGAGTATCAGTATTATGCTACTTTCAAGGCGTTTGTCATGAAATATCGCCATGTTCGCAGTATGACCAATGCACTGGATGCTGCAAAGCCGCTGGTTCTCCACAATCCCGAAGCCCTCGACAGCAATCCAATGCTCTTAAATACTCCGGGTGGAACTTACTATCTGCCCGAAGGATTGAATGGCTGGAAACCCACAGACCCTGCCGACCTCTTAACGAAAGTGACGGCGGTCGTTCCAAGCAAGGAGGGCGAAGAACTCTGGAATGATGCGTTGCAGGTGTTCTTCTGCGGTGACCAGCGTTTGATTGACTACGTGCAGCAGGTGTGCGGCTTGTGTCTGGTCGGAAAGGTGTATCAGGAAGCCTTGCTGATTGCCTACGGTGACGGACGTAACGGCAAGAGTACGTTCTGGAATGTCATTTACAAGGTTCTCGGCAGTTACAGTGGCAACATTTCAGCAGATGCACTGACCGTCAATTGCAAGCGTAATGTCAAGCCGGAAATGGCGGAACTTAAGGGCAAAAGAATGATTATTGCGGCAGAATTGCAGGAAGGGATGCGGCTGAATACCAGTGTCGTCAAGCAGCTTTGTTCCACCGACCCGATCTTTGCCGAAAAGAAATTCAAAGCACCGTTCCACTTTGAACCCTCTCACACTTTGGTGCTGTATACCAATCATCTTCCAAAGGTTGGTGCATCGGATGACGGCACGTGGAGAAGATTGATTGTCATTCCGTTTCACGCCAAGATTCAGGGCAAGGCAGACGTGAAAAACTATGCACAGCACTTGGTCGATAACGCAGGCGGAGCCGTGCTTTCCTGGCTGATGGAAGGTGCAAGAAAAGTCATTGCTGCAAACTATCAGATTGCCAGACCGCAGTGTGTGCTGGAGGCCATCGGGGCTTATCGAGAGGGGAACGACTGGCTTGGAAACTTCCTCAATGAATGCTGTGAAGTGGATAAAAGCTATCAGGAAAAGTCCGGAGAACTATATCGGCACTATCGTGAATACTGTCTTGAAAATGGTGAGTTTGTTCGCAGCACATCAGATTTCTATTCTGCTTTGGAACAAGCTGGGTATAAACGTAAGAGAACAACACAGTGTAATGTGATTGTGGGACTGTGCATCAAATTCGATTTCCTTGACTAAAAGTATGTTTTTGACTTCCACTCTATAAAATCGACCTCCACTTTTATGGTCAAAAAACACCGAAATATAGGGAAAGTGGAAGTCATAGGAACTCATATACAGACTTTACGCAGGCGAGAAAAAAAGTAAAAATTTTCTCTATATATAAGGTTTGTATTTGACTTCCTATGACCTCCATTTTCTCGAAAACAGGGAGAATCCATGCGGGAAAAAATCATTGAAGAAAAACGCACAAAGGCAGTAAAGCAAAATGGCGGAGTCTGTTGGAAGTTCACGTCTCCCGGAACGGCAGGCGTTCCAGACCGCATCGTATTGATGCCCGGCGGTAGAATTGCATTTGTGGAAGTGAAAGCACCCGGAGAGAAACCCAGACCGCTTCAACTTTCCCGGCATAAACTTCTGAGGCGATTGGGTTTTCTGGTTTACGTCTTGGATGCTTGTGAGGACATCGAAAAAATCATCTTGGAGGTGAAAAGCGATGGAACTGCATGATTATCAGAAATATGCTGTTCAATTCATTGAGGAACATCCAATCGCAGCACTCTTTCTGGATATGGGACTTGGTAAGACGATTACAACCCTGACTGCAATCCACAATTTGATGTTTGACCTGTTTGCGGTCAGAAAAGTTTTGATTATTGCACCGTTGCGAGTTGCACGGGATACGTGGGCGGCGGAGATTGAAAAGTGGGAGCACCTCAAGGATTTGCGATACAGCGTAGCGGTCGGCACAGAGGAAGAACGCCTTGCCGCCTTGAACGCTCCTGCAGACCTCTACATCATCAACCGGGAAAATGTGGACTGGCTCGTCAACAACACGAAGTTTGATTACGACATGGTGGTGATTGACGAACTGTCGAGCTTCAAGAGCCACCAGAGCAAACGCTTCAAAGCCCTGATGAAAGTTCGACCGAATGTGAAACGCATCGTGGGGCTGACCGGAACGCCTGCCAGCAACGGCTTGATGGATTTGTTTGCGGAATTTCGTCTGCTAGATATGGGGCAGCGGCTCGGCAGATTCATTGGGCAGTATCGGAACGAATACTTCAAGCCCGACAAGCAAAACGGCTATCTCGTGTATTCCTACAAGCCCTTGCCCGATGCAGAGCAGCAGATTTATGAGAAAATATCGGACATCACGGTTTCGATGAAAGCCATCGACCACCTGCACATGCCGGAATTACTTTCAAACGAATATCCCGTGCAGCTGTCCGACACGGAGCAAGAAACCTACAAGCGGTTCAAGTCCGAATTGATTCTGGAGATGCAGGACACTGAGATCACCGCCGCCAACGCTGCAAGTCTATCCAACAAACTTTCCCAGCTGGCGAATGGTGCAGTGTATGACGATACCGGAGCGGTGATTCCCATTCACAGCCGAAAGCTGGATGCACTGGAGGACTTGATAGAGGCAGCCAACGGAAAACCCGTTCTGGTGGCGTATTGGTTCAAGCATGATTTGGAGCGGATTCAAGAGCGACTGCGAAAGCTGAATGTTTCCTATCAGGAAATCCAGTCCTCTGACAGTATTCGGAACTGGAACGCCGAAAGGCTGCAAGTTGGTCTGCTGCACCCAGCCGCTGCTGGTCATGGCTTGAATTTGCAGGCAGGCGGTTCTCACCTGATTTGGTTCGGACTGACCTGGAGTCTGGAACTCTACCAGCAGACCAACGCCAGACTGTGGCGGCAGGGGCAGCAGTCCGAAACGGTTGTCATTCAACATCTCATCACCAAGGATACGATTGACGAACGCATCCTGAAAGCCCTGATCCAGAAAGAACAAACCCAGACCGCTTTGATGCAGGCAGTCAAAGCAGAACTTGGAGGTAGCAGATGAATATCATTTGGCAGTACTTAGACAACGGAGTGCGGCTGTGAACGCATTGAAGGATTACAGCAGCATGGCTTACATCCTTGCACATACAGACGAAGAAATCGCACAGGTGCATGAAGACACCACAACCCTTGGCAGTCCGGCATTTACAGATATGCCGGGCGGCAGTCCGAACCCGCAGTCCGGCGAAATGCGAATCATCACTTCCATTGACGAAATCGATGTACTGCGGGAACGGTATCGTCAGGCAAAAGAATACATGGAATGGTTTCAGCCTGCATGGGACAGTCTGTCGGAGGATGAACGGTATGTGCTGGAACAGTTCTATGGAGGAGAAGAAGAAAAACAGATTGATGCTGTTTACAATATCTGTGCGCCCCTGCATATCGAACGTTCTACAGCTTACAATAAGAAAAATCGTGCAGTGCAGCATCTTGCTTTGCTTTTATACGGAAAGGCATGAGGGAAATTGAAGGACGAAATTGCTGAATAAACATGATATAATAATATCATAGAAAACTGACCGAAAGCCCTGTGGTGTTCCACGTGGGCTTTCGTTGTATCCGGAGGTGAACCTTATGCCGAGGAAGGCACTGAAATCATGCAAGCACCCCGGCTGTCCCAATCTGACAGACGGCTTGTACTGTGCAGAGCATCAGCCCATGCACCCAGACCGACCGTCTGCCGCCAAGCGTGGCTACGGCAGCAGGTGGCAGAGGCTCAGCAAAGCGTACCTCCGCCGGCATCCCTTGTGTGTGCGTTGCAAATCACAGGGACGGTTCACGGCAGCGACCGTGGTCGACCATATCATTCCTCACCGTGGTGATCCGCATCTGATGTGGGATGAAAGCAACTGGCAGGCGTTATGCAAGCCCTGCCACGACCGCAAGACATGGACGGAAGACCGAAATCCCGTCTATCGGTATTGATTGTGTCTGAAATGCTGCCGGTGGGGGGATAAAAATCGCTAATTGTGAATTTTTTACAGACCGGCGTTCCCTCTCACACACAAAAACCAAGGTTCAAACGGGGGATTAACCCCGAAAATATGAAAACAAGCCGAAACCTACGCAGTTTCGGCTGTTTTTCTCTCAAAAGGCAGGTGAAATCAGATGGCAAAAGACGGTACAAGAAGAGGCGGCAGACGAGTTCGTGCAGGCGATAAGCCAAAAGCCCTCTCCGACAAAATCGCAGAGGGCAAGGACGCAGATATTATGGAGTTTCATGCTCCGGAATTGGACGCAGATAATCTGGACGATGCCGCTGATTTGACCGGTGCGGATATGCCAAGTCCCAGTGCATACTTGTCTGCCCAACAGAAGAATGGAAAACCGCTGGGGGCAGACATTGTGTACAAAGAAACATGGCTCTGGCTGAAACAGCGTGGCTGTGAAAAGCACGTCAACAAACGGCTGCTGGAAAGCTACTCGCAGGCATTCGCCCGATTTGTACAGTGTGAAGAAGCCCTCAGTACCTATGGACTGCTGGGAAAGCACCCGACCACGGGCGGCGTTATTGCTTCCCCGTTTGTGCAGATGAGCCAGACATTTCAGAAACAGGCAAATTTGCTCTGGTATGAGATTTTCGATATTGTGAAACAGAACTGCACGACCAAATTTGACGGCACACCGCAGGATGATTTGATGGAACAGCTTCTGAGCAGCAGAAAGTGAGAAATACATGAAAGCAGATGTTCAATTCTGGAGAGAACTGAAACAGCAGAGAAATAACATGACCAAACAGCAATATCGCACAATCAAAGGACAGGCTGTCAAAGGCAATATGGATGCCGCCCGAAGAGGTATGCTCAGAATTCAGCAGAGGAGGAATTACAGATGACAACGACTACAGAATTTCAGCTTGTTGACATCAACAAGTTAGTACCCTATGCGAATAATGCCAGAACGCACAACAAGGAACAGATCCTGAAGCTTCGTTCTTCCCTGCGTGAGTTTGGCTTTGTGAATCCGGTCATTATCGACCGGGAATACAATGTGCTGGCTGGACATGGACGCATCATGGCGGCAAAGGAAGAAGGCATTACAGAAGTGCCATGTGTGTATGCCGACCATCTGACCGAAGCACAGAAGAAAGCGTACATTCTTGCTGACAACCGGATGGCATTGGATGCAGGCTGGGACGAAGAACTGCTGTCCGTTGAAATGCAGGAACTGCAGGAGCTCGGATTCGACCTTTCCCTGACCGGATTTGATGAAAAGGAACTGACAGATCTGCTGGGTGCGGATGCAGATGGCGAAGCAAAAGAGGACGACTTCGACCTGTCCACCGCCTTAGAAAAGGCAGCTTTTGTCCAGCGTGGCGATATTTGGACAGTTGGCAGACACAAGCTGATGTGCGGTGATGCCACATCTGCGGAAGATGTATCTGCTCTCATGGGTGACACCAAGGCAAATCTCATTCTGACCGATCCCCCATATGGAGTTTCGTTTAAGAGTGCCAGCGGACTTACCATTCAGAATGACAGCATGAAAAACGAGGAGTTTTATACATTCCTGCTGTCCTCCTTTCAGCGAATGGCGGAGCATCTTGAAAAAGGCGGTTCTGCCTATGTATTCCATGCAGATACCGAAGGTTTAAATTTCAGAAAGGCTTTCATTGATGCTGGATTTCATCTTGCAGGCTGCTGCATCTGGGTAAAAGACAGCCTTGTGCTGGGACGCTCGGATTATCAGTGGCAGCACGAACCTGTGCTGTATGGCTTTATGCAGAACGGCAAGCATCACTGGTATTCCGACCGCAAGCAAACGACCATCTGGCATTTTGACAAGCCGAAACGCAATGCCAATCACCCCACCTCCAAGCCGCTGGACTTGCTTGGCTATCCCATCGGAAATTCTACACAGGAAAATGGTGTAGTTATTGATACGTTTGGCGGCAGCGGCTCTACTTTGATGGCTTGTGAGCAGATGAACCGCATCTGTTACACCATGGAATTGGATGAAAAATATGCCTCGGTGATTCTTCGCCGGTATGTGGGAGATACGGGAAATGCCGATGGTGTATATGTTGTGCGGGATGGGAAGCAGATTGCATACTCTGAACTGGTGAAAGAGGTGGAAAAGCCTGATGAATAAACCGCTCACCCTTGGCAGCCTCTTTGACGGCAGCGGCGGTTTTCCGCTTGCCGGACTGCTGGCAGGCATTGTGCCTGTCTGGTCTTCTGAAATTGAACCGTTTGCTATTCGTGTGACAGAGAAACGGCTGCCGCAGGTACAACACTTCGGCAATATCAGCGGACTGCATGGTGCAAAGCTGCCGCCTGTGGACATCATCACCTTTGGGAGTCCATGCCAGGATATGAGCATCGCCGGAAAACGAACCGGTCTGAGCGGCAGCCGTTCTTCTCTGTTTCACGAAGCAATCCGTATCATCCGAGAAACGAGGTGTGCAAGCAATGGCAAATACCCAAGATACATCGTCTGGGAAAACGTCCCCGGAGCATTTTCCTCTAACGGCGGAGAAGATTTCCGCTGTGTCCTCGAAGCCATCTGTTCGGTCAAAGACAGCAGCATTTCAATTCCTCGACCTGCGGGAAAATGGACAAAAGCCGGAGAGATTCTGGCAGAATCCTATTCCCTCGCATGGCGAGTTCT